CGATGAGCTTTTTATGGCTGTATCGGCGGGCGCCAATCATAAGTGTTCCATGGCCTCCTACAACCTAGATACCCTTTATTGGATATTTAGGGGGTGGAAGGACTCGCCCCTGCGGGCGTACATGGATGCAGTTGGTGCTGCGCCTATGATCAAGTTATTTGAATCATATGGTGTAGAGATGTTGAAATTCGTCTTGGATGACGAGTGGGAAGATGCTTGGCATAGATCGTCCATAGAGGGTAGCTCCGTCACGTGCGACGAGGAGCGGTTAGCGGAATATTTCCCTTCTCAAGCAGTCATGGTTGGTGCCAAAGGGCAACAACATAAGTCGGTCCGCCCGAAGGGCGGAAAACTTTCTCTTATTAGAGAGGCTGCGGGGAAAGTCCGTATAATTGCGATTCCGGATGCGTGGACGCAAACAGTATTGAAACCCCTTCACAATGTCTTCTTTGACATCCTGAAGGCGATTCCTTCTGATGGTACCTTTGACCAGCAGAGTTGTATCACGTCTTTTGCAGAACAAGGTCATTCTGAGATTTTCTCATATGATCTGAAGGCTGCCACTGATACGATACCTCTTCAGTTGTATCAGGGATTATTAGAAGTACTCTTTGGTACTGAGTTATCACTCGCGTGGACTTCCCTCTTACGGGATCGTACATGGGCTTTACCGTCCTGGGAGTCAACCTCTCAGACAACCGGTAAAGTAACGATGACGCCTCTCTACTATGTGGATGAGGCGGGCTGTAAGCACAGGTCCATCTCCTATGGACGGGGTCAGCCTATGGGTGCACTATCCTCTTGGGGCGCTCTTGCTGTATTGCATCATTTTGTAGTACAGTATGCTGCGTTTCTGGTTGATATGTATCCGTATTATGATTACCGGGTCTTAGGGGATGACATCGTTATCGCTGGAAGAGCTGTTGCTCGTTCCTACTTAGATGTATGCTCCTACCTAGGAATTACTGTGGGGTTGGTGAAATCCTTTGAATCTTCAAATGGTTTTGCTAACTTTGCAGGACAATCCTATTTAGGTAGTTCCAATATATCTCCAATCTCCTTTAAGCAGGAATTGGCCGCCAACGACGGTTTTGCCCGTCTTGGACTGGTCATTCAGGCTATAAGGCGAAAGTGGATAAAATTGGACTCTAATGGGTTCTTTCAACAGTGCTTACGATACATGCTTCCTCCTCTGTATGTTCTACAGATAGAGGCGTCTAGGAAGAGAGGGGAGGTACACGAGGCGGCAGTTACCTGTTCGAGTTTAATCTTTCGATCTTTCCTTGAAGGAGACTTGGTCTCCTACGAAGGTCAGATTGAAGGACTCACAATTGAAACCGTTAGTTCTGGAATGTTATTTCCAGGGCTGCGGTTATTTTGTGTAAGACTCGAGCAGTTGGCTTTGCTCAGTCCGGTAACGGATTGGTCGGGTCGTGAGCTTTTGGGACGTTTTATCTTAAAACAATTAGATAGAATAGAACAATTGCTCGAGGCTCGACTCGAGGAATGTGAGAAGGTCTCACCCCCATATGGATTCATCCGCTTCAATTGGCCTCAGCAGGTCATGTGCCGAGGGGAGAGTATTGATTTATCTTTTTCATTACCTCTCTTCGAGCGTGTGTCTGATTGGGCCACCGAGGTGGTGGACTCAATGGTGTTGGGATTAAATAATATTAGGGTTTTATGTTCTGGACTACGTCTCGAACTCCCTATTCAGATTGAAGAGGGTACTCTCTATGATTTACTCATTGGGTATCGTCGACTTCTTCTATTGGAGAAGGAGATTACATCCAAGAGTTTAACTGGAGTAGGTATTATCTTTGATCAGGATGCGGAGGACAAGAAGATTAGTAATACTCTTCTTCACGAGAATGTACTCCTGGCTGCTGATCTATCCGAGTTGGATAGATTAGGAGTTAAAGATCATCTTTTCGACGACTCTTTAGGTCTGAACCTAGTTCGGATACGCCAGGCTATTAGCCTTGCTGTCCTAGCTCATCAGACACATTCTATAGACAAGTAATGTCTTAAACTTACTCGCGTTATACTCGCATGCCAGGTCCCCGGTTACCTGCCTGGAGTGGGTTCAATCCCCACACGCGCTGCCTTAGGCTGCAGAAATGGTCCTACGATACACATTTCGTTAAGTGTGATAGTTGGAATTAACTTGAAGTTCCTATCG